GGATATGGCGGTCAAGAACTGGGTATGTTAAATGCTGATGGTTCGGGTAATACTGCCGATGTCATTCCTGATGCTACTGGCTGTACCTATGTTGAGACTCCTCCTAATAAGGAAGATGACCACGGTTCTGGAACAGACGGTCCTGCGGGATGTCTTGACCAGTCTATCTGTTCGGTCCGTTCGGGTCTTGTAGGAGTATGGGATAATGCTACACAGTACCAGTGGTTTTATAACGGTCAGCTCAATCCTTCACGTCCTGTCTCAACTCGCAAGATTGCTAATAAGACCTCCATAGGTCAGCAGCCACTCATTGAGTTAGAAAAGGCTCTCTCTGTCTGTGGAATCCGTCCTCTATCATTTAGAAAGTATCACGAGAACGCTGTCATAGGTAGGGCACTTTCGCTCCAAGACGGAACTTATGATACGACTGGTAAAGATTTCAACTTACAGATTGAATATACTGAATCCGATGCTGGACTTCAACCGGTAAAGAATAAATTATGGATGAACTTCGTCCATCACATACGTAGAATCGTTATTAAAGGTAATCAAATCAGTCTTCAAGTATAAGATAATATCTTGAAAGAAATATTAAAGGATAAATAATTCATTTTTTAAAATTTTATTTGTAATTTTTTTTTTATAAGTCTGTCATAAAAGAATGTCAAACCAACAGCCTACCGTGAATCTTGAAATCGTCCCATCAAATGTTGCCTCTTCCGGCACAATTTCCTACAAAAATGGTAATCCTATCATTCAGTTCATTATCGGTGAACAGCAGAGAGCCCTATTAGGTCGCACTGTTAGACTCGTCGGTAAGTATCGTGTAAGAAATGATACCGGTGCGGGAGCTGGGTCATATGTCCTCAAAACTGATGAAACCTTCCAGAACAATAGATTAGGTGTATACTCTATTATAGACCAACTTGTCATCAAATCTCAAATCACTCATCAGACCATAGAACACATTAAGCATTACAACAGATTCTGTTCCTCATTTATTCCAATCCTAAACTCATTAGAAGATGGTATCGGGCATCTCTCGGAAACTGCCCTTATTATGCCTAACTTTAAGTGTTTCAAGGATTCAGTACTTGCGATTCCTTCTCAGCGTGGTTCGGGTAACTCTTTCTGCTGTCATCTCCCTTGCGGATTATTCAATGGTGTTCAGGCTGTCCCTCTCGCAGCAACGAAGGGTCTCTTGGTTGAGATTCACCTAGCACCTGATAACAATGTATTATATACACAGGACGGTTCAGTTGGTCTTGCGAATGCTTACTATGAATTAGAAGATGTCAGACTTGTTGCGGAAGCTACTTCTGTTGATACTGATACGAGTGGAACATTTGAATATAAGTCTGTATCTTCGTATTATACATCTATTAATTCATCAAATGCTATCATTAACTTCAATCTGGGTCTATCCAGAGTATTAGGGGCATTTATGAACTTCTTACCCGCACAGAACATTAACAATTTAAGACAGGATGGTATGGCTACAAGTGTTCTTGTTGGAGGAACTAACAGATACTTAGATTCTGATTCTTCAACTAATTCTGTTGCCCCGATTAAACAGGCTGTCTTTATGAAAGGAGGTCAGAGATTTCCTCTTGAATACAACCTTGATGCTATTCAGCAACAGCCTCCTAACACTGTTGTCGGCAATCACAATCAGAATAACTCTGTTGACCCAGCACTTCAAAGAAACTTTATGGACGCTGTAAGAGGTTTCAGTCAGATTGGTCGCACTATGGCTTCTACGAACAACACTTTCCTTGATTGTCCTGTTGGCTCTCTTTCTCAGAATACACTTGTTGGTGGATTTGATAAGAGTGTTGCGGAAGGAGGTTCAGTCTTCGGTTTAGGAGTTTCGTATGATTCCATATCTGATGAAGGTCAAAACTTTCAAACGGAAAACTGGGGAGTTCAGCTTGAAACAGGTATTACGCAAGATGTACCTCACGCTGTCTACCTATTTGTTCACGCCAAGAATACCCTTGTCTTTAATCAGGGTGGCGTACAAGTCGTATCGTGATGGGCTAATTAGGTCTCCCTAATCAAAAGCTTTAACACTTTAAAATCAAAATAAAAAGTATTTCAAAATATATTTCCTATCCATTTCAAAATCAAAATTAAAAATAAACAATTAAAAGATATCATTAAGGAGACCTTTTTTTATAAATAAGGAGGTGTACACCTCATTCCATTTTTTTTAAATTAATTTTATAAATAAAATATAAAAGAATAGAATAAATGTCTCAATCATATAATCCAAATCAAGATTCCCGTGTTTCGGAAGTTCAGCCTCAGAGCAAATCCTCCCAAATCCCCGACCTTTTAAAGATAGGTGCTATACCTACTGATACCTCTATGGATGTCTTAACGGACATTTTAGACCCAGTGGTTCAGAACGATACATTTGTACGTTTCGCCTTCCAGAACAAAGGTATTCTTCACTCTATGTCAAAGATTAAGTTCGGTTTCACAAATGCGAACTTTAACTCCTGTCTGCCTATCAATGTAGGTCTATACGCTCTTATTCAGCGAGTTCGCTTAACTATCGGTGCGAAGACTGTTTGCGAAATTGATGATTTCAATCAGTTTATGGCTTACAAAGGTCTTTTCGTATCACAGGAAGCGATGAAAGAAAGAGAACAGTATCTCACTTCAAGAATTATGGCGTATGGTTTTGAATACAAGGACAACACTGTTGATGGTACTGCTCAGTTTCAATTCGGATGGGCGGGTTCTAACCCTAACAACGCTGTTGCTACTGATGGATTAATGGCTCCTGCGAACACCGAAGCGGAGGCTATTACTATTGACAATGGTTGGTGTCCCCTCATCACCTCTCAACAGCATTCGTGTGATGTAGGAGCTGTGGAACAGTTTATGAATAAAGATGCTACTCAGGGTGCTGCTTCGGGTGATGGTCACCCTATCTACAAGGTTGGATACTGGACGAACTTGAAGAAATCGGTTGCTCGTGCTGTCCCTGACTTTCAGGTATCTATTGCTGACCTTTGCCCCTTCCTCCGTACTCAACAGCTTCCTCTATATATGATGGACGAGCTAGTCCAGTTAGAAATATTCACTTCTCCACAGAATGAGAGACTTTTCTGCCCCGGTCACGATACGGGTGTTCTTGTCATTGACCCGACTGAAACCCAGCTAATAGCTGATTACATCTACTATCCCCAAGAAATGATGGTTGCTTATGCGAATGCGAACCGCAACCTTACATTTACTTATGTGGATTACCGACTCTCAAAATACAGTGTTGCGGGTAATAATGCTGCTATTCCAACGAATCAGTTGATTCGTAATGTTGGTGGTGCTGGTCGTATTATCACACGTGTCTTTATGGGTGTTCAGGACAGAGCTCCAAATCTCAGGTCTATGAACGGTCAGTACAGAGCTGATGCTCCTGAAAGAGATTATTCAAATGGTGCTACAAGTGCCGCCAATGTCAATGGAACGGCTACTCTCAACTTAAAGTATAATGATACTTTCTTATATCCAGTAGATGTTGATAATAATGCTCGTCATTTTCACAACACCGCCGCTTCTGAGGGTTTAACCCCTTACACTACTCGTGAAGTCTACTCTATGGAGGGAGAATCACTATCTGGTGGTTCGCTCCAAGTTGCTTCTACCGTGAAGTCATTTACTGGTCCTCCCGGTGCTCATATAGATACTGACCTATCGGGTTCTGCTTTCTTTGTTGGGTGGAGACTTGGCGACAATCAGAGAATTAACTCACGTGGTATTGAATTATATATGACTTGGTCTGCGTCAGTAGCATCAACGAAGGGATTCTTACAGAGAGTCTGGTTAGAAACGATTAAACAGTTGACTCTTGAAAATGGAAGAGTTAAGATTGAGTTTGCTTAAATGTGCTTCTCTTAATCAGTTTTTTTTAACAATTTTATTTATTTATATTAATATAATGGAAGGCTTTACTGACACTATATTAATAGATTGTAATCGTTCAAACTCAGAAGAGGGTAAGGCGAATAATAAAGAACAATACTCTCAGTTCACTTGTAAGACTGGTACAGGAATCAAAGTAAACCCCGGTGATGAAATCTCAGTTCATTCTGGATTTGTTTCTGAGGTGGGGTGTGGAGCAGGTGTAATTGAGCTCACAGGAAAGAATCTAATTACTGAATATGAAGTAGAATCAACAGTTCAAGATTTAGGTCAAAAGTATTGGAACTTCACTGCGGATACGGTTGATGAAGCTTATCCTCCATTTCGTAATTTAGAACCTTGGGGAGCTGGATATGTGGGATTTAGGAATCAAAGCAAAACTTATCAACTGAAAGATAATGAGATACATTTATCATTATCATACTATAAGAATACAAATGGGAATGGCTATGTTCATTTACCCCGAAGATTTGATGCTGATAAGGTGACATTTGACCCGAATGATTCTAATTATAATCATCCCGATTGGGTGAAAGTTCTTATACCTGAGGGGACAATCGGTCCTGAGGACACGTATAATAATGGACGCTGTATGATGATAGGGCGATATGAAATCCAGAGACTTTACAAGGATTTACGATATTTTAAAGAAGGAAAAGTACCAGTTCCCCAAGGTCCAAACTTTCCCTCAATGAGAGATGCTACGCCTAATACAACTACGAGTCGGCTTTGGAAATATAAAAATGATAATTCAAGATATACTTTGTTCTTATTATCAGACCAATATTTCGGTGAAAGAACACGGAATGGATATTTCGTACCTGATGTTTTGAGGTATAAATCTACTCACGCAGCAGCGGGAGACCCTGAAAATGTGGATAATACTGGTCCTAACCGAGATATATTCGCAGTAAATGCTGATACTGCGAATGCGAGAGACCCTTGTTTATGTGAATGGATTAAATTTAAAGAAGATAAAACTTTATCATTGGAGAAAGGATTTCAAGCACCTCAAAGTATAGCTGATAACCTTACAACGCAACTGAATGAGAGGTCTGCTTCTCGGACAATTATAGGACAGGCAGGAGGTACAGTTCCTTCACGGGCAAAACCAACGACCCAGAGTCTTATTGGAATGGAACAGGTTGAAGTATCTATTGAGAGTGATAGTGAAACGTATAAAGGATTTGGGTGTGCGACAGCATTTACATTTGAGAAGGCGAACTATGCTGAATACTGGGGTGATAAGCCTGTGATTTCACCTGCTGGATATGAGACTGGAACACCCGGTTCGGCAGCGGTAGATGATGGATTGCGAGTGATTGATTATATGAGAAACTATCAAACGATAGGTATTAAGAGACCTGACCTATGGTATACAGGACGAGAAGTATTAAAGAAATGTAAACAGATTAGTAATAATATTGGTGATGATTGGGTTGGTGTGGGTGATGCTCCTCTAAAATCTTGGCGAGATGTACAGTATCCTCGTATGATGAACTCTTTATCTTTCGGAAATCAGAGAGATGGTGAAATTATTACTCAATTTGAATGGAATGCTGAGAACCTTGATTTATTAAAGGCTTGGTTTGACGCACAGGCAGCGGATGAAAGTCTTTTTACTTCAATAAGTCAAAGTAATCAACCTCCTTCTGAGTTTGTGACTACTGGTTTGAATACTAAAAATGCTCGGTTTATTCATATGAATATTGAAGACCGACCTTCTGCTCCTAATCCTCTGATTAATCAGACGTTAGGAGATGACAACTATGAGGCTGCTGTTGGTGTGACACCAACCGCAAATGGTAGTTTCACAGGACAGAGACAATCTGCCCCTCTTTTTATTTATCACGATGAGAAAGCAAAGAACAATGCTTGGGGAGGGGATACATATAGCGATATGTATTATGGATTCGCATTAAAGAGGACAATTGAAAAGACGGAGGCAGGAGCTACATTTCCTTTTGATTGTATCGCATTTAATACTTCACAGATAGGAGGTATCAACGCTTTATTTTGGACGGGTGGCGGTTCTGTTCCGAAGGTGGGTGAAGATAATTACTATATCAATGCGAATAAAGACGGAATTGCTAATTATTCAAGATTCTGTGGACCTGACCCTCATTTCAATGCCTATGGTAGTGATGTGATAATGTTGTATGCTGGTTATCTGAATGGTAATGTGAATAACCGTTCATTTTATACTGGAACGAGTACTCAGCCTTTAACGGGAACTACTCAGTGGCAGCAAGCTCAGAATATTCAGAAGAGACTTGTTGGGGCATCAGCACCGTCAGTAGTGTTTGACCCTGATAATAGTAAGTTTCAGTTTACTTCACTTCATACACCCGAGTATACTGGAAATCGTTATGATGCTGGTGGACCGGGTGGGGAGAGTGTGAATACTGATTCTGGGATTCCTGTATGGTATTTGAACAAGAGAGTTCGGCGAGTTGATTTCACACCTGATATGATGCCTTATCAGATTGAGTATAATTCCAATCCCGGTGCTGGTAAGACAGCGGTGAAGTATACACCTCATAATTGGAATATAGAACCTTGGAGTATCTTTGATGCTGATGGTGGTATATTCATTGATAGTTTTAATGTGAGTGAGCTAGATTGGGATAGGTCAATGATGGGTATCTTAGGATTTTCATTTAATCAGTTTAATTCAACTAATTCTGCTGATACACGACAGACTCGTATCAATGATAATATTGTGTTTGACCCATCTGGGAGTCTTACAACAAATGCTGTTGTGAATGGTTCTGACATTATTCAATGGCGTTCTAATCAATTTGGAGCGAATCTGTATAATAATCAGTTGCCTATTGGTATGAATGATGAAAACGGAGGTCAGGACGTAGCTTTCTTACCTATTGTATCTGAGAAACAGACATCAGCGAGTATTCAAGCCGAACACTTAGCCCGAAAGATGTTAACACCTTACTATCTTATCAGGTCTGATATTGTAAGCGACCATAAGTTTCAGGGAGGTAGAGATGGAGGTGAGGCTTTACCTATCGTTCACGTGGTGAATAAGGAGAATGGTTTTGGTGATTTCTTTTTTCAGAGTGAAAGTGATAATACATTTACTGTGACTAAATCCCGAACGATTAGTGAGATTACAACATCTATTCATAATCCCGATATGACACTTGCTTCTACAACGGATGGTTCAGGAGTGATTTATAAAATAACGAAAACGAATAATTCTGATTTAAATATTGCGTCGGAGGTGTTAAATAAAAATAAAAAGAAGTAATAAATGGACGTTGATGAAAAGGGAAATGGACAGGACAAAATGATGACAATAGAGGAAGCGAAAATGGGAGTCTGGCAGATACTCGCAGCGACGAATGAAAAGACTGAGTATGATGAAAGACCTTGTGAAATCCGAGAATCATCAGCTGAGGGAGCTGGTGAAGGATTATTCGCAACACGTGATATTGAGATGGGTGAGTACATCACTACATATCCTGTATGTTGGGTTGTAGTGACAGAAGATGGTAAAAGGTCATATGCTACTTGTCAGGATATTTATGAGAATTATGAGGAATTAGTGAAACAAGATGATTATTTAAATGATAAATGTGGGAATTATTCAGTTGGATTATTTGAGGACTTTACGGTTCTTGCTGACCCCGATGTAAGGTATGATAATAGGTTATTCGGTCATATGATTAATGATTTATCTGTTGAAGGTGAGGAAACCTATGATATTGAGAAGAGGAATGTAGCATTTTCATTTTTAGATATTCACGCTGTGAAGAATATTAAGAAGGGTGAAGAACTTTCAATCTGTTATGGTCAAGACTATTGGGATACCCCTTTACCTGATGGGAGTACAAGACGAGGTATGATAGGTGAGCTGAATCCATCAATGAACGGTTTTTCACAGTAAATAATATATGATAAATATTATCATTATGGAATCAAAGTTTAGTAGCATTTATTCTAAAAATATTTGGGGTGGAGGTTCTGGTAGTGGTTCTAAATTATCATATGATAATAAAGCATATTTGAAATCAATTGAAGATATCATTGAGGAGTATAAGATTGAATCTATATTAGATATTGGTTGTGGTGATTGGGAAATAATGAGACATTTATCATT